ATGCCGCCCGACTTGAGATCGGGTGCCGTCTGGCTCGCCTCCGCGCCTGCTGCGATCCGTGAGCAGTTTCTGGAGGAGATCGGTGAGGGAGGGCTTTGCGCCCTCCCTTTTTTGTTCGAGTTCTGGGCCTTGCCGCATCAGCTCCCGCCCGGGGGGGACTGGCGCGCCTGGGTGATCATGGGCGGGCGTGGGGCCGGCAAGACCCGGGCCGGTGCCGAATGGGTGCGCGCGCAGGTCGAGGGCGCGCGGCCGCTGGACAAGGGGCGGTGCCGGCGGGTGGCGCTGTTGGGCGAGACCTATGATCAGGTGCGCGACGTGATGATCAAGGGCGACAGCGGTATTCTGGCCTGTTCGCCGCCGGATCGACGGCCGGTCTGGAAGGCATCGGAACGGCGGTTGATCTGGCCCAACGGTGCCGAGGCGCAGGCGTTTTCGGCGCAGGACCCCGACGGGCTGCGCGGGCCGCAGTTCGATGCCGCCTGGGCCGATGAGCTGGCGAAATGGCCGAAGGCGGAGGAGCCCTGGGACATGCTGCAATTCGCGCTGCGGCTGGGCAACGACCCGCGGGTCTGTGTCACCACGACGCCGAAGAACGTTGCGGCGTTGAAATCGCTGCTGGCGGCGCCCTCGACGGTGGTGACCCAGGCGCCGACCGAGGCCAACCGCGCCAATCTGGCGGCGTCGTTTCTGGCCGAGGTGCGGGCGCGCTATGCCGGCACGCGGCTGGGGCGGCAAGAGCTGGACGGGGTGCTGTTGGAGGACGCCGAAGGCGCGCTCTGGACCTCTGGCATGCTGGAGGGGGCGCGGGTCGACAAGGTGCCGGCGCTGGACCGGGTGGTGGTGGCGCTGGACCCGGCGGTGACCGGCGGGGCGGCGGCCGATGCCTGTGGCATCGTGGTGGCCGGCGCGCAATTGCAGGGGCCGCCGCAGGACTGGCGCGCCTATGTGCTGGCGGATCGGACGGTGCGCGGCGTGGGGCCGGCGGATTGGGCCCGGGCGGCGATCCGGGCGATGGAGGAGTTCGGTGCCGAACGGCTGGTGGCCGAGGTCAATCAGGGCGGGCAACTGGTCGAAGAGGTGCTGCGCCAGGTCGACCCATTGGTGCCTTTCCGTGCGGTGCGTGCCAGCCGGGGCAAGGTGGCGCGGGCGGAGCCGGTGGCGGCGCTTTATGAACAGGGGCGGGTCAGGCATCTGCGTGGGCTGGTGGCGCTGGAGGAGCAGATGTGCCGGATGACCCAGCGCGGATACGACGGGCCGGGATCGCCTGACCGGGTCGATGCGCTGGTCTGGGCGTTGCACGAGTTGATCGTGGCGCCTTCGGCAAGCTGGCGGCGGCCGCGGTTGCGGGTGCTCTAGGCGCGCGGGACGGGCCGTTGCCATGTCTGCGCACGGCCCGTTTCCGGCCTGTTCGTCTTCGGCTGTCATAACCTGCCCATCCAGGACGGAGGCAGAAGGAGCATCCCCCATGGCATTTGATTTCCTGCGGCGGCGGGCAGAGGCGGCAGCGACCGGCGCGGAAGAGCGCAAGGCGAGCGCCGCGGGCCCGGTGCTGGCCTGGCACGGCGCGGGTCGCGTGGCCTGGTCGCCGCGCGACACCGCCTCGCTGACGCGGACGGGCTATCTGGGCAATCCGGTGGCGCATCGGTCGGTCAAGATGATTGCCGAGGCCGCCGCCGCCCTGCCGCTGGTGTTGCAGGATCGGCGGCGCCGGTTCGACACCCATCCGATCCTGTCGCTGATCGCCCGGCCCAATGCCGGCCAGGGCCGGGCAGAGTTCCTGGAGGCGCTTTATGCCCAGCTTCTGTTGTCCGGCAACGCCTATGTCGAGGCGGTGATGCGGGGGGAGCCGGCGCCGGCAGAGCTGCCGCTGGAGCTGCATGTTCTGCGTTCTGACCGGATGCGGGTGGTGCCGGGGGCGGATGGCTGGCCGGTCGCCTATGATTATGAGGTCGGGGCGAAGAAGCATCGCTTCGATCTGGCCGGGTCGGTGCCGGGGGTCTGCCATATCAAGAATTTCCATCCGCAGGACGACCATTACGGGTTTTCGCCGTTGCAGGCGGCGGCGATGGCGGTGGATGTGCACAACAGCGCCTCGCGCTGGTCGAAATCGCTGTTGGACAATGCCGCGCGCCCCTCTGGCGCGCTGGTCTGGCGCGGGGGCGATGGCCAGGGTGTGATGGCCGAGGAGCAGTTTCGCCGCCTGTCGGAGGAGATCGAGGCGAATTATCGCGGCGCCCGGAATGCCGGGCGGCCAATGGTGCTGGAGGGCGGGCTGGACTGGAAGCCCATGGGGTTCAGCCCCAGCGACATGGAGTTCCAGCAGACCAAGGAGGCGGCGGCGCGGGAAATCGCCCTGGCCTTCGGGGTGCCGCCGATGCTGTTGGGGATCCCGGGCGATGCGACTTATGCCAATTATCAGGAGGCCAACCGGGCGTTCTATCGGCTGACGATATTGCCTTTGGCCGGCCGGGTGGTGGCGGCGCTGTCGGATTGGTTGGCGCGGTTTGCCGGTGAGCTGGTGGAGCTGCGGCCCGATCTGGATCAGGTGCCGGCGCTGGCGGCCGAGCGCGAGGCGCAGTGGACCCGCGTCGCCAAAGCGGAGTTTCTGACCGAGGCGGAGAAGCGCGCGCTTCTGGGGTTGCCGGCGCGGCCGGGGACGGCTGCGGATGAGTGACCCGCGCGAGGTGCCGTTTGACTGCGCGCCGGGGTTGCGGCTGGCGGCGCATGAGCGGGTCAGCCAGATCCAGAACGACAATATCTGCCGCAGGCTCGACCGGTTGGAAGAGATGATGGAGCGGCTGGAGCGGCGGCTGTGGCTGACCGTCTATGGCGTGGTGGCGGTGATCCTGACCCAGGCCTTGCAGTCGATGCTGGTGGCCGGCGGCCACTGAAGGCCGAGAGACAATCCGAGGAGAGAGGGATGGATCAGGACTGGAGACCCGGCCTGGGGCTGGAGACGAAATTCGCGCGCTTCGGCGAGGGGCTGAGCCTGCAGGAGGGCGCGGTGATCAGCGGATACGCCAGCCTGTTCGGCCAGGCCGATCAGGGCGGCGATGTGGTTCGCAAGGGCGCCTATGCGGGATCGCTCACGGCGCTGGCGGCGGCGGGGCGGAGCGTCAAGTTCCTGTGGCAGCATGATCCGGCGCAGCCGATCGGCGTTTGGGAGGAGCTGCGCGAGGATGCCCGCGGGCTCTGGGTCAAGGGGCGGTTGCTGACCGCCACCCAGAGGGGGCGCGAGGCGGCGGCGCTGGTCGAGGCGGGCGCGATCGATGGGCTGTCGATCGGCTATCGCACCAAGCGGGCGGAGCGCGCGGCGGAGGGCGGCCGGCTGCTGACCGAGGTCGAGCTGTGGGAGGTGTCGCTGGTGACTTTCCCGATGCTGCCCGAGGCGCGGATTGCCGCCAAGAGCGACGAGGGCGCGGACGGCTGGCGCCAGTTGACCGAAATTCTGCGCACCGCGCGGATCGACATGGCGCGGGGCGTCTGCGCCGCGGAACAAGCCGATGACAGGAGGCGGAAATGACCGAGATCCAAGGCCCGGGGATGTCCGGTAGCGCGGGACCCATGATGCAGGAGATGAAACGGGAGCTTTCCGGTTTTATCAGTGAAATCAGCGGGTTTCGTTCGAATATTGAGCGGAAACTTCAACAAGCAGAAGAGCGACTGACCATGCTGGATCGAAAATCTCTTGCCGGCGGGCGTCCGCCCCTGGCGGCCATGACCGAGGCGGGTGCGCCGCATCGCAAGGCCTTCAACGCCTATCTGCGTCATGGCGATGACGATGGGCTGCGCGGGCTGGAGCTGGAGGGCAAGGCGATGTCCACCGCCGTCAACGGCGACGGCGGCTATCTGGTCGATCCGCAGACCTCGGAGGCGGTGCTGTCGGTGCTGCAGGCGACCGCCTCGATCCGCGCGGTGGCGACGGTGGTGCATGTCGAGGCGACCTCTTACGACGTGCTGATCGATCATACCGAGCTGGGGGCCGGCTGGGCGTCGGAGACGGCAACGACGACGGAGACCGGCACGCCGCAGATCGACCGCATCTCGATCCCGCTGCATGAGCTGAGCGCGCTGCCGAAGGCGAGCCAGCGGCTGTTGGACGACAGCGCCTTCGATATCGAGGCCTGGCTGGCCGGCCGTATCGCCGAACGGTTCGCCCGGGCCGAGGCGGCGGCCTTTGTCAGCGGCAACGGCAGCGACAAGCCGACCGGCTTTCTGCATCACGACAAGGTTGCGAACGATAGCTGGGCCTGGGGCGATCTGGGCTATGTCGTGACCGGCGTGTCGGGGGATATCACCGACCCCGATCCGGTGGTGGATCTGGTCTATGCGCTGGGGGCCGAATACCGCGCCAATGGCACCTTCGTGATGAATTCGAAGACCGCGGGCGTGCTGCGCAAGATGAAGGATCTGGACGGCCGCTTCCTGTGGTCGGACGGCCTGGCCGCCGGCGAGCCGGCGCGGCTGATGGGCTATCCGGTGCTGATCGCCGAGGACATGCCCGATATCGCCGCCGAGTCCTATTCGGTCGCCTTCGGGGATTTCCGTGCCGGCTATACCATCGCCGAACGGCCCGATCTGCGGGTGCTGCGCGATCCCTTCAGCGCCAAGCCGCATGTGCTGTTCTATGCCACCAAGCGGGTCGGTGGCGATGTCAGCGATTTCGCGGCGATCAAGCTGCTGAAATTCGGCACCGCCTAAGGTGGGCCGGATCGCGGGGCCGCGGGGCCCCGTGGCGGGCGTGCGCCGGGGATAACCGTTCCCCGTGTTGTCTAGCTGCTCCCCTCCGTCCGAGCGACACGGGAGCGCGGCGTGCGTCCGTGCCGGGGAGCGGCGGCGAGTATCGGAGAGACGCGAATGATGTTGAGCGAAGTGAGCAGCTATGCCGATGCGGCGCTGCCGGTGGCGCAGTTCCGGACCCATCTGCGGTTGGGCAGCGGCTTTGGCGAGGACGGGTTGCAGGACGATCTGCTGCTGGGGTTCCTGCGCGCGGCCATCGCGGCGATCGAGGCGCGGACCGGCAAGGTGCTGATCGCGCGGGGCTTCAGCCTGCGGGTGGACGACTGGCTCGACGGGGTGGCGGAGCCCTTTCCGGTGGCCCCGGTCACGGCGGTGAGCGCGGTGGTTCTGGTCGATGCCGAGGGCGTCGAGGTGGCGCTGGGTGTTGGGTCTTACCGGCTGGTGCCGGATGCGCAGGTGCCGCTGCTGCGGTCGGTGGGGGTCTTGTTGCCGACGATTCCGACAGACGGCCATGCGCGGATCGGTTTCACCGCCGGCATGGCGGCGGACTGGGGCGGTTTGCCGGCCGATCTGGGCCAGGCGGTCTTGCTGCTGGCGGCGCATTATTACGAATACCGCGATGAGACCTCGCTCGCGGCGGGCTGCATGCCCTTCGGGGTCACCAGCCTGATCGAGCGCTATCGCCGGATGCGGTTGGGTCTGGGGGCGGTGCGATGAGCGCGCCGGTTCTGAACCGCCGGCTGGTGCTGGAAGCGCCGGTGCGGTTGCCGGATGGCGCCGGGGGCGCGATCCGGAGCTGGTCGACCCTGGGCGAGCTTTGGGCCGAGGTCAGCCCGCGTACTGGGCGGGAGCGGGCCGAGGCGGGCGCGGCGGTTTCGACCGTGGGCTATCGCATCGTGGTCCGCGGCGCGCCGGTGGGATCGCTGCAGCGGCCGGCACCGGAGCAGCGGTTTCGCGATGGGGCGCGGCTCTATCTGATCCGGGCGGTGACCGAATATGACGCGGCGGGTCGCTATCTGACCTGCTTCGCAGATGAGGAGGTGGCGGCATGAGCTATGCCTTGGCCGGGCCGTTGCAGGCGGCGATCTATCAGATGCTCGCGGCCGATAGCGCGCTGGACGCGCTGGTGGCGGGGGCCATCTATGACGGGCTGCCCGCCGGCACCATCCCCGAGACCTATGTGAGCCTTGGCACCGAGGTGGTGCAGGACAAATCCGACCAGGGCGGCGCTGGGGCGCTGCACCGGTTCACCGTTTCGGTGATCTCCGAGGCGGTGGGGTTCGCCACGCCGAAGGCGGTGGCGGCGGCGGTAAGCGATGCGCTGGAGGGGGCGACCCCGAGCCTGAGCCGGGGCCGTGTCGTCGGCCTCTGGTTCGAAAAGGCGGTGGCGAAGCGCACCGGCAGCACCGACCAGGGCCGACAGATCGACCTGATCTTTCGCGCCCGGGTCGAGGACGCGTGATCAATTCAAACCTGAGAGGTGGCAGATGGGTGCCCAGAACGGCAAGGATCTTCTGATCAAGGTGGATATGAACGGCAGCGGCCTGTTCGAGACCATCGCGGGGCTGCGCGCCACGCGGGTGAGCTTCAATGCCGAAAGCGTCGATGTCACCAGTCTGGAAAGCGCGGGCGGGTGGCGCGAGTTGCTGTCGGGGGCTGGGGTGAAATCGGCGACGATCTCTGGCTCGGGCGTGTTCAAGGACGCGGGCACCGACGAGCGGGCGCGGCAGATCTTCTTCGACGGGGAGACGCCGGAATTCCAGGTGATCATCCCGGATTTCGGCGTGGTCGAGGGGGCGTTCCAGGTGACTGCGCTGGAATACGCCGGCAATCACGACGGCGAGGCGACCTATGAGATGTCGATGGCCAGCGCTGGCGCGCTGGTGTTCACGACGCTCTGAGCCATGGCGAACCCCTGGGCGGGAGAGGTGGCGCTGGTCGTCGGTGGAGAGCGGCGGGTGCTGAAGCTGACGCTGGGTGCCCTGGCCGAACTGGAGGAGAGCCTGGGCGCCGATACGCTTGTCGATCTGGTGGGCCGGTTCGAGGGCGGGCGGTTCTCCAGCCGCGATCTGATGGCGCTGATCCTGGCCGGGCTGAGGGGCGGCGGTGCAGATCTGGAGGCGGCGGATTTGCTGCGGCTTGAGATCGAGGGCGGCCCGGTGGCGGCGGCGCGGGCGGCGGCGGCGCTGCTGGCGCGGGCCTTCACGGTGCCAGGGGACGGATGAGCCGGATCGACTGGCCGGTGCTGATGCGGGCCGGAATGCAGGGGTTGCGGCTGAGGCCTGAGGAGTTCTGGCGGCTGACCCCGGCGGAGCTGGCGCTGATGCTGGGTCAGGGCTCTGGCCGGCGACCGATGACACGGGCGGGGTTGGCGGCGCTTCTGGCGCGCTGGCCGGATCGGAAGAAGGAACAGGACGATGGCGGGTGAGGACGCGGTGGACGCGCTGAGCGCGGCGGCGGATGGGCTGGAGGTGAGCCTGGGGGCGGCCAGTACCATGGCGGCGGAATTCGAGACAGAGCTTTCGCGGATGCGGGCTGCCTTGTCGGCGACGGGGCGCGATGTCTCGTCGCTGGAGCGGGGGTTTTCCAAGGGGTTGAGGCGGGCTTTCGAGGATGTGGTCTTCGATGGAGAGAGCCTGTCGGACGCGCTGGACAGTCTGGCGCGGACGATGATCCAGACCACGTATTCCGCGGCGGTGAAGCCGGTGACGGATCAGTTGGGTAGCTTTCTGGGGACCGGGGTGGAAAGCCTGCTGTCGGGGCTGTTGCCCTTTGCCAAGGGGGCAGGCTTCGCGCAGGGGCGGGTGATGCCATTCGCCTCGGGCGGGGTGGTGCGTAATGCCACGCCTTTCGCGATGCGCGGCGGCACCGGGCTGATGGGCGAGGCGGGGCCGGAGGCGATCTTGCCCCTGGCGCGTGGGGCCGACGGCAAGCTGGGCGTGCGGTCGGGCAGCGGCGGCGGTGTCAGCGTGGTGATGAATGTGACGACGCCCGATGTGGCGGGGTTCCAGCGCAGCCGCGGCCAGATCGCCGCGCAGATGAGCCGGGCCCTGGGCCGCGGGTCGCGCAACCTGTGAGGGGGGAGAGATGAATTTTCATGAGGTGCGGTTTCCCGCCTCGCTGAGCTTTGGCTCGGCCGGTGGGCCCGAGCGGCGGACGGATATCGTCACCCTCGCCAACGGGTATGAGGAACGCAACACCCCCTGGGCGCATGCGCGGCGCCGCTATGATGCCGGGCTGGGGATGCGATCGCTTGACGATATCGAGACGCTGATCGCGTTTTTCGAGGCGCGGATGGGGCAGATGTACGGGTTCCGCTGGAAGGACTGGTCGGATTACAAATCCGGCCGCGCCCGGGCAGAGGTTCGGTTTGACGATCAGGTGATTGCCCAGGGCGATGGGGCGACGGTCGTGTTTCAACTGGCCAAGACCTATCGGTCGGGGGATTTCACCTATCAGCGGCCGATCTCGAAACCCGTGGTGGGCAGCGTGCGGGTCGGGTTGGAGCAGGATGAACTGCAGGAGGCGGTGGATTACACGGTCGATACCGCCACCGGGCTGATCACTTTCGCGCATCCCCCCGGTGTCGGACAGGATGTGACGGCGGGGTTCGAATTCGACGTGCCGGTGCGGTTCGACACCGACAGCATCCAGACCAGCATGGCGAGCTTTCAGGCCGGGGACATGCCGAATGTGCCGGTGGTGGAGGTGCGGGTATGACCATGGGGGAGGCGTTTCGCGCCCATGTCGCGGGTGGGATCACGACGCTTTGCCGCTGCTGGGCGGTGACGCGAAAGGACGGCGCGCAATATGGCTTTACCGATCACGACCGCGATCTGGGCTTCGACGGCATCACCTTCCGGGCCGAGACCGGGTTGAGTGCCGCGGCCTTGCAGCAGGCGACCGGGCTGTCGGTCGATAATACCGAGGCGCTGGGGGCCTTGACCAATGCCGGGTTGAGCGAGGCGGAGATCGAGGCGGGGCGGTTCGACGGGGCCGAGGTGCGGGCCTGGCTGGTCAATTGGGCCGATGTCTCGGTTCGCTGGTTGCAGTTTCGCGGCGCGATCGGGGAGATCCAGCGGGCCGGAGGTGCATTTCGCGCCGATCTGCGCGGGTTGACCCAGGCGCTGAACCGGCCGTTGGGGCGGATTTACCAGAAGCCCTGCACGGCGGTTCTGGGGGATAGTCGGTGCGGGTTCGACATGGGCGCGGCCGGGTATACGGCCGCAAAGATCGTTGGAGAGGTCGAAGAGGCGCGGGTGTTTCGCTGGGGCGATCTGGCCGGGTTCGAGGCGGGCTGGTTCGCGCGCGGGCGGCTGGTGGTGACCTCGGGTGCGGGCGCCGGGCTCTGGGGGCTGATCAAGCGGGACCGGAGCGAGGGCGCTGACCGGGTGATCGAGCTATGGGAGCCGTTGCGAGCCGGGATCGTGGCGGGGGATGGGGTGCGGCTGGAGGCGGGCTGCGACAAGCAGATGGAGACCTGTCGGCTGAAGTTCAACAACCTTTTGAACCATCAGGGCTTTCCCGATATCCCGGGTGAGGATTGGGTGGTCGCGGTGCCGAAATCCACCAAGCCCAACACCGGGGGCAGCCTGCGGTGAGCCTGCATCTGGGGATGCCGGCGGGGGCCGATGTGGTGGCGGCAGCACGGAGCTGGATCGGCACGCCCTATCGGCATCAGGCGGCCTGCAAGGGGGCGGGTTGCGATTGCCTGGGGCTGGTGCGCGGCGTTTGGCGCGAGCTCTGCGGGCGCGAGCCGGCCGATGTGCCGGCCTATACCATGGACTGGTCCGAACCGCAGGGGGAGGAACGGCTGTGGCAGGCGGCGCGGCTTTATCTTTTCGAACGCCGGGGGACGGTGATGCCCGGCGATGTGATCCTGTTCCGGATTCGGGCGGGATCGGTGGCGAAACATCTGGGGATCGTGGCGGAGGTGGGCGCGAATGCGCGCTTCATCCACGCCTATTCGGGCCGTGGCGTGGTGGAAAGCCCGCTGAGCGGCCCCTGGGCGCGTCGCGTCGTGGCGCGGTTCGCCTTTCCTGAAGGACCTGAGGGGGACGTCTGA